AGATACGTTCACACCCATTTCAAAATAGTATTTTCCAGCACCCAGAAAAGCAGTACTGATCGCTCCTGCGTTAGTGGTGGTGACGTTATGCGTGACAGTCAAATTGCCATTCGACAATGCCACTAGCGTGTTAACACCATCAAACGTCGTTGCAGGCACTGCCCACGTCGAACTGTCCGACACCCCTGCACTGCCCGCGCTCCACACATTGGCCTTGCCGCTGGTCACCGTCGATCCGACAGGGAACGATGCGTTGGTCAGGCCACTGACCTCCAACCAGATGTCGTCGTTGTTCGGCAGCGCGCCTGCGTTCACCGTGCCGTACACCGTGACGGTCTTGCTCGATCCGGTCGCCGCATTCCACGCTGCCAGCGGCTGGGCTGCATACGGCCGCAGCCACTGGGCGTTCGCCGTGGTGACGATCTTGCGGCTCTGCACCTGCCCAGCAGGGTCGACATAGCCGCCCGTGCGCACGATGCCCGTCTCGGTCGTCTCGACCGCCTGATAGGTGTAACGGGAAGATTTGTAGCTGGTGGCGTCCGATGCCGAGGCGGCGAGCTGCACCGTCATCCCGGTGTTGATAGGGGTGGTGACGGTGGTCGTGGCGTTGAGCTTGCAGTCCTTGACCGTCAGCGAACCAATAAACGAAGCAACGTTGTTGACGAATAGGGTGCCAGGTAACTGGCTCAAATCGAGGGCTTCCAGCATAATCGTAGCGAGTTGAGGTCCAACAGTAACGCCAGTTTCAAACAACGAAGTCGGAACCGACGATCCTGCAGCCAATATCTGTCCGGTGTTTCGCCAAATAAACTGGCAATTGACGGGGAGAATTGTTTGTCCTGTATCGGCAAACTTCACCGTAGTATTATCAAGGATGACGGTCGCCCACGTTGCAGCGGGAGTATCTCCGAACGTGAAGTAGACGGCCCCTCCCGTATTCAAGGTCTGGAACGAGCAACGCTCGAAATAGTACCAGTTCTGCACCTGGCCGACGGTCGCCCCGCCAACCAATATCATTCGCCCGCTACCAGCCCCTGCTGCGCCAGCGACAAAAGTTATCCCGTAGAAATAAAACGATCCCAGTCCAGTTATTAGTATTTGTGCAGTACCGGTCGTATTGATGGTGGCTCCAGTAGTCAAATCGCTCGCTGCCGGTGGGTAGCTTCCAGATCGATTATGACATAAAACCTTCGCCATCAGTGCGCTGGAAGGCCCCAAAGTTATATTCGTTGCCTGCGTCTCGGCATGGTTGTCGCCGACGTAGACCGTGTTGCCGGACGCGAACCAGTTGGTGGCGAAGACATTGACAAGACGCGCATGGGGAGCTTGTCCGCCGGTGAAGTTGGCGACGGGGCCAAGCGAGGTCCATCCAAGACCCCCACTCTCCGTTGTTGTCACACCAGCCGTGTCACTGAAGGCTGGCTCGCTCGCCGAGATGTTGGTGTGAGTTGTTGTCACTATTTGATAAGAAGCTCCGTTATTACGTTTGACGATTTGACCTAGCGGCTTGGTAACTCCCGTAGGTACTGCAATCTGTAACGCGCCCCAAGTCGGAGTATTGGTTAAATCACCATTCAAGGAAGGTTGCCCGGAGCACTCCATCCATGTCGCCGTGCCATCGACCGTCTTGGCACCGCGCGTCAGCACCCATGTGGCATCGGTGACGTTCGCGGTCGTGCCCGCCACGATACAAACAAACACACGTTCGCTACCTACAGCCGGGGCCGTGAACTGGCGCACGAGCTGCCCAGCAACGACCGCCGTGTTCTGCGGACGCTTGGCTACCGCATAGTGCCCCGTCGTCGATCCGTCGCCGAAGTTCACGTACCAGGTGGTGTCGAAATAGGCCATTAGAAGAACGACCCCGCATACAGTATCGTTGAACCCGGTCCGGTCGGACCAGTCACTCCGGTCGCTCCAGCCGCTCCCGCACCCGTCATACCGGTAGGGCCGGTTACGCCCGCACCTCCTGCTGAACCCGCAGTCCCGGTCGGCCCGGTGGCACCGGTCGACCCCTCGCCACCAGGACCCGTCGGCCCGGTATCGCCATCCACACCGATGATGCCGTCGATCCCGGCCGGACCGGTCGGGCCGGTGTCGCCATCCACGCCGATCGTGCCGGCGGTTCCGGTCGGACCCGTCGGCCCGGTGCCTCCGGCACCCCCACCACCCGAACCTTCTCCTGTTGGTCCGACCGGCCCGGTCGGACCCGTAGACCCCGCACCCGTAGCTCCGGTCGGCCCGATTATCCCGGCACCCCCTGCCGGTCCCGTGGACCCTGCGCCGGTTGCTCCCGTCGGCCCGGTCGAGCCGGCAGCGCCCGCAGATCCAGCAGGACCGGTCGCCCCGACACCGAACGGGCCGGTCGGCCCGGTGCCGCCACCACTGACCACCCACACGCCCTGCGACGTGAACTGGTACGTGATACCGGCATAGACGTACTGCTCACCGACGGCGGGGCTTGAGGGAAAATTGATCACAGGAAACTCCCCGGATACAGCACCGTCACCACACCGCCACCGCCGCCTCCTACGGCCGGAGAAGCCACCTGCACCCACTGCGAACTGGTGCCATCATCGATGTAGACCGACAGGATGCCGGTCGAAAGGTCGTACCAGAAGTCGCCCGGGGTCGGAGACGACGGCGGCGTGCTCGACGCCGTGTAGTCGACACCGCCGATCGGACCAGTCGGGCCGGTCGCACCGTCGGCACCGGAGCCACCGCCCCCTGTGCCACCACCCGCAGGACCGGTTGGACCCATGGGACCGGTCGCAGCGAACCCCGTGGGACCGGCGGGACCCGGATTGCCAGCTGGTCCAAGCGGCCCAACCGGACCCGCCTGCCCGGTCGGTCCGGTCGCGCCAGTGTTGACCGCAGATCCCGGAGTGCCGGTCGGCCCTGTCTGCCCAACCCGTCCGGTCGGACCGGTCGCACCCGTAGCCGCTGCAGTGCCGGGCGCACCCACCGCGCCGGTAGGTCCGGTCACGCCCGTTCCAAGCCCGCCCGTCGCACCCGTCGGCCCCTCGAGCCCCGTACCGGGAGGCCCGGTAAATCCGGTCGGTCCGGTCGCGCCGGTAAAATTGCCCGGCCCCTCGGGTCCGGTCCATCCGGTCGGTCCGGTGAACGCCCCGCGCCCGGTCGGACCCGTAACGGCACTGTCGGCACCAGTCGGGCCCGTCGGACCTGTCGGCCCACCCGACGGCCCGGTGTGGCCGCCCACAACGACAACGGGTTGTGCGGTAATTCGAGCAGGTTCGTTGTCGGGATAGGCCACGGCTTACCCCGTTGGATACGTTACACCCTGGACGATTTTCAAATTACCGAACATCAACGGCGTTCGCACACCGTTCACGTCGATCATCACCAGGTCATAGACATAAATGCCAGGCGAAAGGCTGGCCTGGATGTCGGCCGCAACGACATTGAAGTGCAATATCCGCTGGATCGGATCGTCGACGATGACCCGCCCGTTCCCCGTGGTCAGCGACAGCAGCGGCACTTGGTCGTAGCGATTGCGCTGCACGTCCAGCTCAAACTGGCAGTCGGTAAAACTCCAGGTCAGATCGCCTTCCTTGCCAATGATGTACGCCGTCGACCAGGTGCCGTTGTTGGCAACGGTCATATGCTCTTCCGCTGCCGTCTCGCTATGCTGGTAGTACCGTGCACCTGCATCCATGGAGCTCACCTCAACGGCGTCGGATTGACATTGTAGGTGCTCACGCCACCACGCTGCCCCGTCACCCGGTACTGCTGCGGAAAGGCCCATGCCTGCGAACCGACAGTATTGGCGCGCATGCTCGCCACCCGCGCCTTCGCAATCGCAGTGCGGAATTTGCCACTGTAGAAAGCCCCCATCTGCTGGTTGGACCAGCTCTGCCCCGGCTGCATCATCATCGCACCGAGCAGCCCGTGCAGAAGACCGCGACCGTGCGCCGGCAGGACCCACTCGGGAATGTATGGCGGGTGGCACAACAACGGATCGGTCACATTCTTGACCACCGTCGCCGACACCTGTTGCACGTTGGAGTACGGATAGAGAAACCGCACCGTGCCGATAACCGGCATCACGGCGTTCTGCGGGACGTTGTTCTGGTCGACCACTCCGAGAAGCCGCAGGATCCGCCCGCTCAACGGCACCAGCGGGTACTCGAGCTTGTCGGGGATGACCGTGAAATAAATCGTTTCGTGCCAGCAATTCGAATCGCCAAAAAATTCCTCCAGCACGTCGAACAACTGCACGCGCAGCTCGGCATCGGACACGCCTGCCAGAACGACATTGGCCTGCCCGATCAACTTGGCCCAATACCTCTCCGCTTCATCGGACTTGCTCATTCCTCGTGCTCCGGATGTTCTCGACCGTAGTCCTCGGAACGCTTCTTGGCCGCCTCGACCGCCGAATCCACCGTGGGATAGACCGGTGTGTCGGGCAGCTGCTGGCCAGCCTGCGGGGTCTTGCGCCCGTAGACGTTGACCCACTCGCCCTTCTCATTCTGGATGGTCTCGGACTGCTCGTGATGCGCCATCTGCACAGGTTCACTCCCGGTAAACCGGGAATCAAATTTGCCATAGTCACGAGTGTTTTTCATTTCTTGCCCTTCTTGACCTCGCCGCTCCTGGCAAAGCCGTCCAACCCCTTCTCGACCAGACCACCTTCAGCCAGGCCACCCGACAGCAGCCTGCCAGGCACATAACCTTTGGTAGGCCGATTAAAAGTACTGTCTTCCGACCAGCAGCGAATCGGAGTGGCTATACGCAGTCGTTTCATCCGCTCATATTCTTCCTCGGATGGACCCTCGGTAAGACCGCCAGCCCGATTGATGTGTGCTCCCCCCGACCCCGTCATGTTGCCAAAATAATCATAAATCGGACCCCCTCCGGCAAAATTCTGGCGCGGAGTTAATGGCAGTTTCTTTCCATACTTGCGTGTCATCGTCCTTGTCCTCCTCCCGCCGACGATCCGCCGGCAACGCCCTGCAGGGCGCGACCAATCAGCCCGGCATTGAATAAACCCAGAAACGTAGTGGCGCGCACATCCTGCACGTCCTCCTGGTCGCGCTCGAGCGCGTGCCCGCACAGCCCGTGCAGTACGGCCAGCCGGAACTGCGGCTCGATGTCGACATAGGTCTCGTCCACCTCGGTGAACGCCTGCACCTGCCCCTTGACCGCCAGATTGAACACGAACAGATCTGCACGCAGCCGGCGTGCCTCCAGCATGGTCACGTTCATGGCGACGAGGAGAGAGGGGTCGTCATAGCGGTAGGGCGGGATCTTGTCCTGCAGCAGCGTGCGCGCATCGGTGATGTAGTCCGCCACCGTGTTCAGGGTCGGGTGGTCGCGGTCCGACAGCGAGCCGTGGTAGGATGGGCTGGTAGCCATCCTCGGAGGGATAGGGTGAAAGTCTTAAGATTTGGTTAAGGGGCGAAGATGCGCTTCACGGGCAAGCTTCTGCGCTAGACGGGCTTCCTTGCCCCGATCGATCCCTTTGAACCGTGCGGACAGTGCAGCCTTGTGTTCAGACGACCAATCCTTACCACGACCACGAACGGAGATGCCCTTCTGCTTTTCTGAGGACCGCTCGAACCCGCACAGACGGCAGCCCTGCCCCTGATACATCAGCTTCGCAAGTGTGGGAGTACCTGTGTGATTGTGTTTGGGGCAAAAGATAGTAATCCGACCATCCGCTGCACCGGGCTTGCTAGGAACTCCGATTTCTCGGCACTCCCAACCAAACTCCTTCGCCTTGGCGTGGATTGCTTCGGGGGTGTTCTTGCGCCCGCGACGATCCCAGATTTTGTTTATGATCTGTGTTTGATGTTCGCTAGCGCCTGGCTTACTCCAACGGGCCGCACGTCCAGCAACGCCAGCGTCTATACCCTTCTGTTTCGCAGAAACTGCAGCGCGCTTCTCAGGTGTCCAAGCAGCTTTCAATGACGCGATACGCGCCGCCTTCCGCTCAGGATCAGCCCAATTCGCTTCGTTCAGCCCAACAAGGTGCTCACGAAATTCGGGGTTGTTCTCGACATGCTCCTTCATCGTATCCGAATGCGCAAGCCGCTCGGCTTCCGTCATCCGCAGGCCGGTATTTGAATCTGCCTTCAAGCGCGCGTTGTAGCGGGGTTTTAAGAGGTCGATCCAGAACTGTTCGCGCTCTTCAAGTTTCTCTGCAGGACACACCTCAAGCATGCCGTGCTCGAACCCTTCGCCCTTGTACTTCACAAACGCCATGGAAAGACGCCGTGAAGGGTGCACCCCTCTACGCAAATTGACGAAATGCTGAATGCAACGCTTCTCGGCCCGTATGGACGAGCCGATGTACATTTTGCCGCTTGGGCTTTTGATGAAGTAGATGCCGCACGTCATACTCGAGGTCCCTTTTTGTGTGCTCAATCGCACTGGAGACCTCGAGTATGTTACCAAACGAATAGCAAAGTCAAGCCATCAGCTAAGTCGTTGTTAAGGCTGAATAACTTGAGCTTGGGCCAGTGCGGTACCATCTACGATTTGGAATCCGTAAATTTGCAATCCACGGAGGATCTGCCCGAACGTAAGTTCCGAACGTAAGGTCTCGATTTTGCTGATCTGCGATGCGAAAGTGATCGCATGACTGTGTCCTGCGAAGATCGGCTGCTCGCCGGCTGCGAAGTTAGTCGCATCGGAGGTTGCATTGGGCAACAAGTTAGAGATGTAGATTGTAAATCTATCAACCATACCGAGCCGTCCGTTCCGTCT